AACGTGGCACGTACGTAACTTATAGCAACGGTGGAGGACAAGAAGGTACACGTAAAAATGATAGTGTAGCAGAGAGCATAAAAGTAAATGCACAAATGTTAAAACTATTAGATGCACTAGACATAAAGTCTACAACGTTAAGAAGTAATACAAATGAAGAATTATAAGTACCACGAATATATAGACACATGGATGCAATTAGTTAATAGTGGTAAGGTACATAGTTGCAAAGAGCAAAAATTATTAATGAAATTTGTTAAAAAGGTATTAGATACCGAAGATATATTGATTGATAGTGACGAAATTTACAAGGCAGTAGAAACTATCAACAGATACTTTGATTTTAATTTATTGAACTTTCAAGATTTCTTTGTAGCCTTTGTAGTTGGGGTTAGATATAAAAGCGGTCAACTAGTTTTCAATGAGTTCTTTTCTGAAATGGGCAGAGGTACAGGGAAAAACGGTCTTATATCTGCAATATCGTTTTATTTATTAGGTAGCAATAAAGTTAAAAATTATAATATAGACATCATTGGTAATAGTGAAAAACAGGCGAAGGTTAGTTTTGTAGATGTTTATAATTTAATAGATGCGAGTGACAAGTTAAAACGTTTTTTTTCTAATACAAAACAATTAATCGAAAATAAAACGACAAAGTCTCAACTTGCTTTTAATACTTCTAATTCTAAAACGAAGGATGGGGCAAGACCAGGAGCGGTAATTTTCGATGAAGTACACCAGTACGAAAATTACGATAATATCAATGTGCACATAGGTGGCTTAGGGAAGATACTAGACCCTAGGATATTTTATATTACAACAGATGGAGTTGTAAGGGAATCAGTATTAGACGATTTAAAAGAGAGAGCAAATAGAGTATTAACAGGAGAGGACCCGCATAATGGGTTCTTTCCTTTTATATTTAAAATGGATAGTTTACAAGAAGTCGGTAAAAAGGACTTATGGGATAAAGCGATCCCAAGAATAAATTATGACGAAACTTTAAAGCGTGAAGTTATAAGAGAATATAATGCAATGTTAAGTAATGCAGATTTAAAAGAAGCTTTTTTAACTAAAAGAATGAATATACCTTTCGTATCAGTTGAGCGTTGTGTGGCAACGTGGGATGAAATACTAGCCACTAATCAAACCATGCCAAACTTAGAAAATGAATCTTGTATAGGTGCAGTAGATTTTTCAGACTTGCGTGACTTTTGTAGCGTAGGAATGTTATTTAAAAAAGATGGTAAAAGATATTGGAAACATCATACTTTTATTCATGAAAAAAGTTTAGAACTAACTAAGTACAATATAAACATCCAAGAAGCGGTTGATTTAGGACTAGCCACTATTATACGTGTTGTGCCTATTATACCCGCCACCGCAGTTGTAGAGTGGTTCAAAGCTAGGTCAACAACCTACAATATACAAAGAGTTGTCGCAGATAGATACAGATACTTGTCACTAAAAGAAGAATTTGACAAAGAAGGTATACAGTTTGATGCAATCCCAAACGGTGCGCCAACTCATAATAAATTACATCCGTTAATTACACAAATATTTGCAGAAAGTACGCTTATATTTGGTGATGATAAGTTAATGAGATGGTATGTAAATAATGTTTATGTTGAAACAGATGGCAAAGGTAATAAAACTTATAAGAAAATAGAACCTATCAAGAGAAAAACTGATGGATTCTATGCACTATTACACGCTTTAGTAGTAGATGAAGAACTTATTGAAGCGCAAGATGTAAAGTTTTATGATGTTTATACTTATTAAAGGAGGTGATTAAAATATTTATAACAGATTGGTTCCGAAGTTTATTTAATTCTAACGGAACATTAGATATAAGCGATTATTATGGCACAGTTTCAAGCGAGTTATTTTTTAAAGAATTAGCAATACAATCGTGTGTTAATTTAATTTCAAATGCAATTAGTAAAAGTGAATTTTTAACTTATGATAAAGGGAAAGAAGTTAAGGATAAAAATTATTATCTTTTAAATGTTGAGCCTAATCAAAATAAAAGTGCTAGTAAGTTTTGGCGAGATGTGGTCCATAAACTTGTATATGAAAATGAAAGTCTAGTAATACAACACAATGGAATGTTTTATGTTGCTGAATCTTTCACAGTTGAAAAATTTGCATTTAAAGAAAATATTTATAGTGCGGTAGTAGTTGAGGATTATGTACTAAAAGATAAGTTTAATGAATCAGAAGTATTCCATTTTGAATTACACAATACTGCAATGAAAACCTTGATTGATGGCATATACACAAGCTATGGCAGTCTATTAGCTTATAGTAAAGAAACATATAAGCGAAGTAATGCCAAGAGAGGAACGCTTGATGTGCCTACAAATTACCCACAAACAGAAAAAGCACAAGAACAACTTGAATTGTTATTAAGCAAAAGGTTTAAAAAGTTCTTTGAAGCAGAGGGTGGCGCAGTTTTACCTCTTACAAATGGTTTAAAGTACACAGATTTAACTAGTACAGGATTTAAAACTGGTAGTGATAGTAGAGATATAAGAGCGTTGGTCGATGATGTATTTGATTATGTAGCAATAGCATTGCAGATACCGCCACAACTCTTAAAAGGCACAGTAGCCGACACAGACAAAGCTATGAATAATCTTCTAACATTTTGTATTAATCCAATCGGCGAATTATTAACTGATGAAATCAATAGGAAGTATTTTGGCAAGAAATTATTTTTAGAAAAGACTTATACAAAATTAGACACTAGCAAAATTAAGGCGGTTGATATTAAAGAAATTGCAGGGGCATTAGATGTATTGTTTAGAATTGGTGCTAATAGTATAAACGATAATCTACGCGCGATGGACAGAGAAATAATTGACGAGGATTGGGCAAACGAAAGATTTGTTACTAAAAATTATCAAAGCGTTAAGGAATTGAAGGGAGGTGAAAGTAATGGAGATACCAAAAATCAAGAACAGATTTGAAGTAGTATGCCAGATTGAAAATGAAGCTGCTGAAATGTACCTTTATGGAACTATAGCAAAGCAAAGTTGGTATGATGAAGAATCTATAAGTGCAAATGGAGTAAAGGAAAGTTTGAAAAATATATCTTCTGATATTATCAAAGTTCATATTAATAGTGGCGGTGGTGATGTATTTGAATCTATAGCCATTAATAATCTTTTAAAACAGAACAAAGCTAAAATAGAAGTTTACATTGACGGTTTAGCTGGCAGTGGCGCAAGCATTATTGCAATGGCAGCTGATTCTATATTCATGCCTGACAATAGTATGATGATGATTCATAAGGCTTCAACTTTTGCTTATGGCAATGCTGATGAACTTATGAAGATGGTAGAGGACTTAAACAAAATAGATACCGCAGTAAAGGCTAGTTATCAAGAAAAGTTTGTAGGAACTGATGAAGAACTTACAAAATTAATAGCTGATGCAACATGGCTAACCGCACAAGAATGTAAAGACTTAGGATTTGCAAATGAAGTTATAGAAGCAGTTGCAGAGACAGAGGAACCACAGGCAAGTATTAAAGATACTATTGTAAACAAATATAAAAAAGAAATCCCAAAAGTTGAAGTAGCACAAGTTGAAACACCGAAAGTTGAGGTTCCAATAGTTGAGGTTCCAGAAGAAACTGATTTAAACTTATACAATACATTCATAGAGAATTTTTATAAATAAAATATTAGGAGGAATTATATAATGGCTAAAATGGTAAATGTAGAAGTAGAAAACAAAGAAATGTTAGAGGTGCAAAACGCACTTTCAAAGGCAATTGAATCAAAAGATAACGAGGGTATTGCAAAAGGATTTACAAACTTAGCAAAAGGAATTGAAACAAGAGTGTTAGCAGAGGCGAAAACTGCAATGAGTGAGAATAATTTTGATAGAGAAGTTATGAACAAAAGAGGGTTTAACGCAATAACCGCAGCTGAAAGAACATACTATAATGAAGTTATTACCGCGGGCGGATTTGCAGGTTCTGAAAAGCTTATGCCAGCTACAATATTTGAAAGGGTATTCGAGGATTTAAAAGCTAACCATCCTTTACTTTCAAAAATTCAATTCGTAAATACTACTGGGATATCTGAATTTATATCTAGGAATAATGATGTTGAAGCTGCATGGTGGGGAACACTTGTAAGTGCAATATCTAAGAAGTTAGAAGTAGCATTTAAGAAGGAGAGCACAGAACTTTATAAATTATCCGCTTATGTACCTATTGCAAAAGCTATGCTTGATTTAGGTCCTGTTTGGTTAGACAAATTTATAAGAGAAATACTTGGCGAATCTATGGCAATGGCTTTAGAAACTGCAATACTAGTAGGAACAGGAAACGGAGAGCCTATTGGAATTAACAAAGATTTAGATGGGGCAGTAGTGGCTGGCGTATACCCTGCAAAAATATTAGTAGCGTTAGCAGACTTTGAACCAGGAACATTAGGGACTAAAGTAATGTTACCGCTTACTAGAGATGGCAAAAGAGTTGTTGATGATGTACTAATGGTTGTTAATCCATCCGATTATTGGGGTAAGATATTTGCATTAACTACAGTTAGAACTTTAGATGGTGGATATGCTTATGGAATTATGCCTATACCAGCTACTATTGTACAGAGTGTAAGCCAACCAGTTGGAACTATGGCAGTAGGAATGGCTAAAGATTACTTTATGGCAGTAGGTTCAACACAAAAGATAGAATACAGTGACCAATACCACTTCTTAGAAGATGAAAGAGTTTACCTTACTAAGCAATATGCAAATGGAAAACCTAAAGACAATGATAGTTTCATTACTTTTGATATATCTGCGCTAGCACCGCCAACGGTGTAATATGAAAGCTATAGTACAAAAAGCCTTTGTTGATAAACTCGACAAGGCTCTTTGTAATGTCACAGATGTAGTTGAAATAACAAAGAAAAGATTTGATGAAATAAATAAAGCGGGTTATGGAATATTGCTAAAAGAAATAAAAGAAAAAAAGTAGGTGAATTAAATGCTACTTGATGAAGTAAAGGATTATATAAAAACAGATGATGAAGATATAACGGTTAGTGCTTTAATTGAGAGGGGTAAAAAGTATCTGTGTAGGTTAACAGGTACTACCCTTGATTTTGATGAAGATGATTTACCAAAACAATTACTATTAGATTATTGCAGATATACTGTTAATAATGCGCTTGAATTTTTTCAAGGTAACTTTGCAACGGATATATTATTTTTATCTTTACAAGAGGGTATTAAGACTATGGAAACAGAGGTGGTTACAGTTGGTTAAAGATTTAAAACATCCAGTATTGGATAAAAAAATAGTTATTGAAACTTTAATTGATGGTGAAAATGAATTAGGTGATTCTATTAAGTCTTGGGTATTTTATAAAAATATGTGGGCAGCGGTTACAAATTTGCATGGTAGTGAGAAGTTTATTGCAGCACAAACTCAAGCAGAAAAAACAGTTAAATTTAAAATTAGATTTACTGAAATAGATGAAACTATGAGAATATTATTTAGAGGGGTTTATTTTGACATAACCTCTTTAGATAATATTAAATATGGTGACCAATTTATAGAAGTGTCAGCTTTGGCGGTGGTTTAAATGCCTATGCCAAAAAGTAACATGAAAATTAACAAGAAAGGTTTAACTTATACCTCCAATATAGACCAAGCAAGCTACACTATCAAAGAGTTATCAAGGGCAGCACTTAGAGATGTTAGCAGAATGTTAAGGTACAAGGTAACAGCAAAATTAAGGACTTTACCAGGATTGAGAAAAGGCAAAAGAGCAAAGAATACTACAGGTTCATGGCTTAGAAAAATTGAAGGCGATTTACAATTAGGAATGGGCAATACAAAGTGGGGCAACAGTGGTGATGCGTGGTATGCAATTAAAGCCGAACTAGGCAGTAGTAACCAACCTAAAAGAGCATTTTTAAAAACCACAGTTATGGAAAATATACCCGAAATAATCAAAATTGAAAGTCAATATCTAAGTGCT